CCCGAAGGCGCCGGTAGATATCTCCCTTGACATACCGGCCGGTCACGTTGGTGTTGTCGAGGGCCTGGGGAGTCAGGCCCGGGAAGGCGGTAACGTGTTCGCTGAGTCTTTGCATGGCTCACCCCCTACGCTTTCAGGATAACGAACGGCGAAACCTGGGTGGCGCCGTCGTCCATGGTCAGGGGCTCTTTCAGCCAGGGCTGGCCGTCGATTGAGCCAAAGGCCTTCACCACCGTTTTGTTGGTGAGGAAATAGACGTGTTCGCTGGCGGCGATAAAGGGGCCGGCCCCGTTTCGCACCAGGTAGTAGCTGAAGTCCATCAGGGCGGCGTCGCCCCTGGTCCCCAGCGCGTACGTCTTCCCCGTCCACCGGATCGGAAGGCCCAACAGTGACGGGCTGATACCCCGGCGGGCGTCCCCGGCGATGAAAATAGAGTTACCGGCGGCGTCTGCCAGGTTGACGGTCGAGGGAAGGAGCGTCTGGTGGAGGGCCCACCGGGCGCGTCCCCAGGATTCCGGCAACAGGGCGGCCAGCATATTCACCACGTCGGTAAAGGCCCAGGCGCCGGCCCCGGCGCGTGCCACTTCGATAGCGGCGGCGCTATTCCAGACACCGGACGGCTTGCCGACACCGTTACCCTTGATAAGGGTGGCGTCGACTGACTGGCCGATTCCCATTGAAAGAATACGGCGCATAAACACGGCGGCGGCCTGGCTGTTTCTCAACAGCTTGTCGGTCACCACCACGTGGGCGGCGTACTCCTGGGGCTCGGTCTTGACACCTTCCAGGTCGTAGTCGGTTTCGGGCTTCGCCCCACCTTCCGCGACCCATTCGAAGGTAACGCCACCCATGGCCCCGGCGGCCCCCTGCTTCAGGGTGGGGAAGCTCAGGGCGGCGTCGGGGGGCGTAGTTGGCGGGATGTCGGTAGCCAGTGGGCGCACCAGCTCGGCCTCGGGGTCAATCATCATGATTGTCTGAGACCACTGCTCGGGGATCAAAATACCCCCCTCTTCGCCCACCCCCATGGTGAGTTCCCGGGTCTTGTTCATCCACCGGACAATACGGGCGTCACCCGGGGTAAGCGCGGCGGCGACGAAGTCGCCGAAGTCGCGGAATTCGCCCACGGGCGAAGTCACGGGCAGGGCTGCGACGGGCGGGCGCTCGCGGGTTTCCCCGTCCCCGTCCGGCGGGTCGTTGGATTGGCCATCACCCGAAGGCGGCGGGTCGTTGGCTGCGGCCATCTGGCTACGTTCGGAGTCCATCAGGCGGTCGTACGTCTCACCCCAGGCGGTCAGGTCTTCCACCATGCGGTCGTACTCTTCCCGCTCTTCGGGCTTCATCTTCCCGTCGCGGTCGGCCACCTTGGCCAGCAGCTCGTCGGCCTCGTTCTTCGTTTTGGCCATGCGTTCGCGGAGTTCCTTGATTCGATCCATGGTCAGGTCTCCTATGGAAGGTTGTAACGGGCCCCCAGTGCGGCCAGCTCCAGGGTCCGCTGGTCGACGTCGGCCACCTGGTCGTCGTCGTCCGGGTTGGTATCCCCTGGCGCCGTCTCCACCTGGTCGGGCGCTGGGTGGGCTTTTCTGTACTCAGTATACACGCGGTGCGCGTCTTCCTTTACCTCGGTGTCGGAATCGCTGTAGGCGGGGAACACCACCGGGGATACGTCCCAGATAATGGCGTCCAGCAGCTCGCGCAGTGGGCCTTCCCCTGGCTCTTCCACCCACCGTTCGCCCAGGGGTCGGCCCTTTTCGTCGTAAATCATTTCAAAGGCAAAGCTGGCCCCGTTCACTTCGCCCCGTTCTATCGCGGTTATGACGCTGCGGGCCTCTGGGGTATCGGGCGGCGTGGCGGTGGCCGTCATACCCTTTTTGGATTCCTTCATGGTCAGGGTGCCGGCGGTGGTCCGGCCCAGGGGTAGCTGGCCACCTTCGCCATGGGCGTACCAGGCCACCACGTCTTGTTTTTCGTCAATCGCCCGTTTGAAAAACCCTGGCCGGATCACTTCGCGAAACCACCATAGGCGCGTTTCGCTGTCGTACGGAATGAACATGTCAATACGGGCGGGCTCGTCTTCGGTGGTTTGGCGAAGGGTCACCTGGGCGGGTACCTTCCGGCGGATAAGTCCGGGCGGAAGGTCGGCGGGCTGGCGGGTGGCTGGCTGGCTCATTGGTCCCCCTGTAATACCGGCTCGCAATAGCAGACACAGCCACCATGGGCCGGCGCGTGGTTAATGTCGCTGGAAGGCTCGAGGGTCTGGCCGTCGGCTTTTAGCGTCTCGTTTTTGCGGATAAACGGCTGGCCCAGCTGGCGGGTCTTCCCGTTCAAGGCGCCGGCAAAGGGGCAGTCGTCGCGGCCGGATCGCCACCGGAAGGCAATTACCCCGGCGTGGGTGTAGGCCTCGCGCACCAGGGCTTCCCCGGCGCGGACGGTCTCGAGATTCGCCCAGGCGTCGGGGCGTTTCGCTCGCATATCGGCCAGGGCCCCTTCCAGGGCCACCAGGTCGTCGCCCACTTCGTCCAGCATGGCGTAGACGGCGGCGGCCCCTTTGCCGGCATAGTAACCGGCTCGGCCCTTCGGCCCGTCGACATAGGCGGCGCGGAAGGCGTCCAGCATGTCGGCGTTCACCTGGTCGTCGCCCAGGTGGTCGGTCACCACCCCGGCCAGGGCTTCGGCGTAGCTCTCCACCACCGGGGTCAGCTTGTCGCGGATAAAGTCCACGTGCTTGGGGCCGTAGAAATCGTGTACCCAGGCGCGTAGGCCTTCGGGGTCTTCCTTTTTCAGGTACCGGCGGGCGGCGCGTATCACGTCGGCTTTTTCGCGGGCGGCCACCTGGTCGGCGGCCTGGCGGAATAGCGGCCGGTAGACGTCTCGAAGGCGAATGCGCATCTGGGCGGCGCGGTCCTGGCCGGCCTGGCGGCGGCTCTCCAGCTGTAACAGCAGCTCGGCGGTTCGGGCGTCTTCCTCTGGGTCGCGGTCGGGGTCGGGCGGTGGTTCGGGGGGCTGACTGCTCCCCAGCTCTACCCAGTTAAGGGGTATGTGGCGTATGTCCCCTTCGGGGCCTATCGGGTTTCGGTTCTCGAGTTCCAGCACGTCGTTGGTGCTGTAGATGCTGATTTCGCGGCCGATACGGTACCCCTTCATCCGGGTTTCAAAGTCACCCCGTAGCAGGCCGGCTACGTTGTGTTCTAGGAAATACTGGTCCTGCTCTTCTTCGGTCAGCAGGTCGACGGTCAGGCGCTGTTCTATCCGGCTCAGCCACGGGGTCAGGGTGTCCACCACGTATTCCAGGGCCTGGTGTTCGATGTTGGAATAGGTGGCCTTTCGCATGGCGCCGATTTTGTGGGGCGGCATCCGAAACCACCTGGCCACGTCTTCGGCGTTGAATTCGCGGCTACCCAGCAGCTGGGCTTTTTCGGCGTCTACACCGATCGTTTCCACGTCCATGTCGTCTTCGAGAATCGCCACCAGGTGGGCCCGGTCCAGGCCGCGCATTCGCTCTTCCCAGGATTTCCGAATTTCCCCGGCGGCTTCGTCCGTTTTGAAGCTCTTTTTGTGTTTGAGCACGGTACGGGGCGTGGCGTCGTTGGCGTAGAAGGCCGCGGCGTACCGCTCGGCGGCGGCGGCCAGGCCGATAGCTTCGCGGCCCTGGATAGCGGGGTTGTACCCTTCGCGGCCGTCGAAACCGAAACCGCGTAGGTGGATAACGTCGCGGGCTGGAATGTTCCGTATCTGGCCGTCGGGCAGGGTGTATTCGTAAAACCGGAGCGGTTCCCCGTCCGGGTCGGTGGCGGCGAGTTCGCGGTAGGCGATACGGTCGGGGCGTAGCGGCCAGAGGCTGTCGGGGTGGAGTTTCCCCAGGTACCGTTTGTATAGGTACCCGTTACCCCAACTGGCCATATGGCCCACGGCCGTTTCCCGTAGCTCTATGGAGGTGTTGTACGGGTTCGGCCGGCGTATCAGGCGGGCCACCTGGTGGGTGGTGTCTTTTTCCTTCCCACCACCAGATAGGCGTTTCAGCAGGGGTAGGGGT